ACACTGCCCATAACAACCATCATATCAACTTTGTCTTTCAGAGCATGGAACAATTTTAGTTGTTGTTCGTCACGATAGGCATTATTAATAAAAAGTTCTGCTCCACTTGCTGCTTCTACAACCTTGTCAAAGTCTGTATCAATATCATAACCATTGCTACGGCTTAGTCCTACAATTTCATGGCAGCTAACTTCTGTAAACTTGTCGTAAATTGCTTTTCCTAAACCTGCTGTGTGTCCTGTAATTACTATTTTGTGTTCACTCATTAATGTTGTATCCTATAAAAGTTATTGTTGGGTTATCTAACCAAAATTGTATACTACGAGCAACAGTACTATAATCTTTGTAACTGCTACTTGTTAACTGTAAGTATAGCATAGGATATTTGTTGTGCAAAGCAAGTTGCTGCACAGTTTTTTCTAATTCCCATTTTTCTTTGCTATACTGTGCCATTTCAGGATCAAAGTTTACTGCTGCAATACTGCCCATTACTACTAGATTACATTTGTCTTTTAATCGTTCTACATATTCTAATTGGCTTGCATGTGCATTTAGTATAACTGTACTTCCTGCTTCAATGTTATTACAAATCATTTCAATATCAGCATTAAGTGCAAGCGGCTTATTAAAACTTTTACACTTAAAATGCTTTGCTAGGTATTCTCCTAGCCCTCTTGTACTACCTGTTATATAAAATTTCATTTTACTAAATTATCTAAATTTTTAAAAAAATCTTCGCCCAATTCTTTTTCAATAATATCTGCCATTTCGCTTTCTTCTAAGCGTTTTAGTTTACGATACAACTGCACATTAGCACGTTGTATATCCATAAACTTTTTAACATAAAATGGTTCGTCAAATGTTGGATTTTCTTCTGGCATGAATTCGCTCCTATCTGTGAATCCTATTCTTTCTTTTTCGCTAAAGAAACAACTTGCAATCCATTTTGTTCCTTGCTTGATTACTTTGCTTTCGTGTATGGTGCTCCAATTAGTAGCTTCATCATAACACTGCTTAAAATATAATAAACTTCCTTTTTTAGGTTTTACGTCAACACCTAGCTTAGGAAAATATGTTGTGCCACCTTCATAGTCATCGTTAAGATATAATATGCCTGTACCTACTCTATCATTTTCACCATGACTATAATAATTAATTTTATCTGGGAAGTAAGGATAATCGTGATGCAAGTCTAAGTATCTACCTACATCGTAATTGTATATGTCAATTGCTTCAATTAAAGAATACGGAAATCCACAGTTATCTACTATTGCTTTTGCAATTACATTATAATGTACAGGATCCATTCCTAAACTTATACCACGTTGTTCAACATCTTCTGTTACTTGTGTATAACTTTCTTGGCGACTTTGTTTTCCGCTATCCGGATTCATTCCGTCTGCAATATGTTTTTCAATAATTGCATCACATACGTCTTCTGGTACTGCATTATCAAATACAACAATTAAAGGTTCTTCACAGTATACTCTGCCTTCATTCATGTTTAGAATAGGCGGTGCTATTGCTTCATCTTCAAGTACACTTATTTCTGTGCAAAATTCTCTACCTTCATAAAATGTTCTATTAAACGAAATGCGCTGTCTTTCTTTTAGAGTTTTAGGTAGTGTTTGTACGTGATATTTTTCACAGATAATTTGATCGCCTTTTTCAGTTTCTACAAAGCCAAAACCTTTTGCGTCATTAAACCATTGTACTATTCCTGTTTCCATTACCATGCATTCCATATATACTTAGGTGTGGTTCCGCAGTTTGTTCCGGCATGCCATATCTTTCTATCAGTCCATTCCCAAGTTGTGCCTTGTGGCTGATTATAAAATATTTCTTCGTCTGCAATAAAAATATGTCCCCATTGCGGTTTACCTATATGACAATGATACCTTGGACAATCTTCTAAGTTTTCTTCATCATCATGAACGTCCCAATGGATTGGTGCAAACCTTCCTGGCCAAACTCTGCTAATCCATACGTTACTACATTCTAATCCATAGTATGTATTCCATGCATCAACTACACTTTCGTCAAATTGTTTACCCGGAATAAACATATCCCAGCCAGCAGTTCCACCTTCATGTACAGTTTTATATCCTGCTAGTTCCCACATATCTAATATAGGGTCTAAACCAGGTATATTATCTCCACGCTTGTGACTTGGTCCTACAAACTCAGGTTCAACACTTGCACATTGTTTAATAACTTTATCCCAATCAATAGTATCGCATACACCTAAATTTTTCATTTGTTTGGCCTTCCTAAAAAATGAAACAAGTACTGGTGATGAATACCCATACTAGTTCCTGCATGATGACTACGATAATTATCCCATTCCCATATTTCACCTTGAGCTATATTATGAAATGCGTTATCTTCAAGTATTAATACGCTCCCCCAACGAGGCTTGTCCATAAAGCATACCCAACGTTTTAGTTCACCTTGTGCTAGCCATTCTTCTTCTTTATCTTCTACGTCCCAATGATATGGTACATTTGTTCCAGGCGCAACATCACTTACAAACACTCTTAAAGGTTGTGCATCTACTATTTCTGCAAATTTGTTTTGTATCTCAATATCAAAGTGTTCTCCAGGATAATAGTCAACCCATTTTATTTCTTCTAGTTTGTAACCTGCTTCAAGCCAAGTATTCATAATACCTCTATAGCTTTCTAACAATGTGCCTTCGGCATCTGCTTCACTTCTATCAATTACACCAACTGGAGTATTAACATCACCTGTTGTACAATTTTTACATATGTCTACAATAGGATCCCAGTCTATAATATCATTTGTAGTTCCAAAATATTTAGGCATTAAATAATTCCTTGTATATGTAACTCATGTCTTTATCACCCCAAAGTACATGAGTGCCTAAACTACGTTTGAACATAGTTTCTAAATTTAATACATTGTCTACGGCCGCACCTGTTTCTTCTAATCTAAATTGTGCGGTATCATGTATTATACCTTGCATATATTTTTCTTCTATGTAAGGTTCATCGATTGGAACACATCCGTACCAATCAATTGCTCGCATCTGTCCTTGACTATCAGCATAGTGACAATGCGGATACATTGTTAACTTGTAAATACCTTCGTCCCATTGATCTAAAATAATATCTTTAATTTGTTGGCGCCAATCACCTTGTGGCCAAATACCCGAACCATAAATTATTTGATTGCAACTTTTGTTATACCATTTTAAAAATATTTTTCTAGTCTTGTAATCAATATCAACTATTTCTGGAGCATAAGGTTTGTCTTTAAATAATTCTAAATATGTTAGTTCATTAAACCAAAACCATTCTGCAACTTCATCAGTATACAAAGGACGGTCTTTCGTTTCCATATATTGATATTCATTAGGCCATGCATAATTTTTACAAAAGGTGTTACCGTCAGGACTTACTAAAGGCTCGTATGTTTGTTGGGCCATACAAGGATAACCATCTTCACTCAATTTAAGATATGGCGTCCAATTAGTTGTGTCCAAGACGTTCTCTCCATATCTCAATAGTCTTATCTAATCCTTCATCATAGTCTACCTTAGGTTCCCAACCTAGTTTTTTAGTTATTAATTTATTATTAGAATTCAACCAGTATATTTCACCTGCTCTAAAAAGTTTAGTGTCCCAATTTATTGTACCTGTCCAATTTAATTTTTTTGCTATTTTTTCTGCCCAATCTCTTATTTTAATTGGGTTATCTGGACCTATTGTAAAAATATTTCCATCATTACATTTTTCAGGATTTTCAATAACAGTCTGCCAAGCATCTAACATATCTTCTACAAATATAAAGTTCCGATAAGGTTCTGCATATCCTAAATTACATTCTTTAGAATTTGTTAACATTTGGCTTATAATTTGTTCTGTAACAAAAAATTCGTTGTCTTTACGTCCATAACAGTTAGTCTGACGCAATGCAGTAAACGGAAGATCTAAACAACGATGAGCATATTCTAAGTATTTTTCACAAGCGTATTTTGCAACTGCATACGGTGCATTTGGATTAGGCTGTGTATTTTCGTCAAATGCTACATTTTCAGTTATATTAATAAATTTTTCAACTTCATCAGAAATAGGTTGCCAACCATATACTTCCATTGTACTAGCAAACACAAAATTCTTTAAATTCTTAACTTTTGCTGCTGCTTCTATTAAATTTACAGTTCCAACATAATTAATTTCACTAAAAGTAATCTGTTCATAAAAACTTTGCTCTACTTCAGTGCGGGCTGCTAAATGTACAATGATATCAGGTTTAATAGCAAGCACTTCGTCAGCTACACCTTTATGGTCTGTTAAGTCACTTACTAAATGATGCAACTCGTGCTGATTTTGTAATCTATCTGTAAGATGAGATCCTATAAATCCAGAGGATCCTGTCATTAAAATTTTCATGTTTTTACCTCAATGTTAAATTCGTGCGGAACACAATGTAGTAAATCAGAAAGACTTGAATGTTCAACGTCGAATGTTACTTGCGTTTCGTGTGCTTTAAAGTTTGCTATAAGTCCGTTTTTGTTAGCATTGTTTAGCCAGGGGCTTAGACTATTATCAAATACATATCTTGGTTGATTACCTTTTATATCAATCTTAACTTTTTGTGTGTCAGTAAGAATATTCTTTTTTAACAATTTTCTTACTACTACTTGTACCCTATGCCTTTCTCCTACCGAAATAGCAGTGTGTAATTTACTAGCATCCATCTCATACCAAATACCATCAGTAATTAATGGATGCATCTCACACTTATCTAAGTCTATTAAATAATCCTTACCGTTTATTATGTTAAGATGATACCTATCATCAATGTCAGCATGTTGTGTATAACAGCTAGGACTATCCATTATAATTACTCTAGCCTGACCTTTATCTCCAGGTAAACTATTCCATAATTCTTCCCAAGGTGTATTTTTAAATTCAGGTTTTAGTTCCCAGGGATCATAAAAAAAATTACCTGTTGGATTAGTGATATCGTGTTTACCATTATCAAAGATGTCAGGTAATAAACTATCTATGATATTTGTATCAATACTATAAGCAGTTTGTCTTAGCATAGCTATATTTACCGTAATTCTATTAAGTGCGCATATTTCTTGGTAAATATTAACATGGATATAGTTGTCAAATCAGAATGGCAGCGTATTGGTATTAGTTTAAGTGGAGGTGCAGATAGTGCGTTACTAGCATATCTTATTCTAAAACAAACCAACGCAGACATTTACTTTACTACACAAATACGTATGTGGAAAACACGCCCTTGGCAGAGGCATATAGCCCAACAAGTTGTTCGCTGGTTTAAGTGTAATTTTCCTAATCGCATAGAACATATAGAAAATTTTATACCTCCTGAATTAGAAGAACCTGCAAGTCCTCTTATTACAGACGAATACGGTAAACAAAAGCCCGGCAATAGAATTATACTTAGAGCACACAATGAATGGGTAATACATAATTATAATTTAGACGCCTGGTTTGCTGCTGTAAATAAAAATCCTGAGTTTGACATTCCTGGAGAATTAGCTGAACGTAACGAAGGGGTTCTCCCAATACATATGCTACATATGGGTATTGACATTTATCATCCTTTCGTGTATACTACAAAAGATAAAATCATACAGAAATATTATGATTATGATATTACAAATTTGTTAGATATTACTCGCAGTTGTGAAGGCGAGTTTGAAGGTTTAAATTATATTACTTACAATCCGGGAGACAGTGTTCCATTATGTGGACAATGTTTTTGGTGTAAAGAAAGGGAGTGGGCTCTTGAACAAGTCAAATAGTTGTACATTTTGTATGCACCCATTCACAGGACTTGCTACTAGAGAGGACGGAGCAATTAAGGTTTGCTGCCGTAGTGCTCCTATTGGTTATATACAAGACGAAACTCTAGAAGAAGCATGGAACAATGATACCATGCGAGAAGTGCGCAGACAAGTGCTAAACAATGAGCGTCCAGACGTTTGTAAACCATGCTTTGACTTAGAGGATCAGGGTGTACAGAGCTTACGACAGCGTCATGTAGCAGGTGTTATACCAGAAGCACGTATAAACTTATATCCTAATGCACTTGACGCATTAGACGATGATTATGCAATGCCGTTCGAAATTCCTACTATGGAAATCAAACTAAACAATTTATGCAATTTAAAGTGTCGTATGTGTAATCCTTTAGACAGCACACAATGGAAAGATTGGAATGCTGTAAAACCTTACTATGAAAAAGAGGATAATATTCTTATTCCAATTATAGACAAACTTACAGATACACCAGGAAAGTACATAGGTCCTTTTGATAACAGTGACAACTGGTGGAATAGTTTTGAAAAACTATTGCCTTATTTTAGACGAGTAGAGTTTGCAGGTGGTGAGCCTTTGATGGATCCTTACCATTACAAGATTCTAGATAGACTTGCAGAGTACGGAGATAACATAGAATTAAAATACGCTACAAACGGCACTACGCTGGGTATAAAAGGTGGACGTACTATACACGACTATTGGCCCAAGTTTAAATCAATCGCTGTAAACGTAAGCATAGACGGCTTACACGATGTCTACGAATACATTAGAGGTAATGGTAAGTTTAGTGAAATAGAAGAAAACATCAAAGTGTTCAAAGCATTTCCTAATGTAAGCCGTGTTGTTGGTGCATTTACTGTACAAGCAAACAATATCATGCAGATTTGTGATGTTATCGACTACTTCTTAAATGATATGGGTATCATATTTTATTCGCATCGTGTAAATTATCCAATGGCACTTTCTGCTCAAACATTGCCACCAGAGTTAAAACAAAAAGTCATTAGTGATTTAAAAGACATGCAAACTAAAATTCTTGATTATTCCGTTATACAAGAAAATGATTTGCTTAAAACGGTTACCTTACAACAAATACAAGACAATATTAATTTTTTAGAAGCAAAATGCATGTATGACACACATTGGCAAGACTGTGTAAACTTTAATCGTGCATTAGATAAAACTCGCGGGCAAGACTTCCTTAGTGTAAATCCGGAGTTTAAGTTTTATGTATAAAGTTACATCAAAATGGCCACATCAAGATTCTATTAAGGTTGAATGGAACTTAGGCAAACGCTGTAATTTAGATTGTGCATATTGTCCTGCAGAAATACACGATAACTTCAGTCCACACACTAATATAAAAGTTTTGTTAGATGCAGTAGATGCACTAGCAGAACTAGATAAACCAATCCGAGTAAGTTTTACAGGTGGAGAACCGTGTATACATCCAGATTTTGAAGAACTTGTAAAACATGCAAGGCAAAGGCTAGATTGGATTAATGTAACTACTAATGGATTAAGACAACCTAAATGGTATGCAGAAGCTCCGGTAGACCATTATGTTTTTAGTATACATTTTGATAATCCTCATTGGCAAAGGGCAATGGATCATATTACGTTTTTTGCCCAAGAAAATGAGATGGTAGAAAATATACCATTCCAAGTAAATGTTATGGCACACCACGAACATATGACCAATGTAAAACAAGCTGTTTCTAGATTTCACGGGCATGGTATTCCTTATGTCATTAGAAGAATACGTTGGACACAAGCAGAAGATCGTGACTGGTTTGATGATATGAGATATGATGCAAAGGACTTAGAATGGATCTTAAAAACAAATGCAACTGCTAAAACAAATTGTGTTGTAGATGAAAACGAATTAATTCATGCTAACGACATTATAAAAACAAAAAGGAATCAATTTGAAGGTTGGAGTTGTGCTGCTGGAGTAGAAAGCCTAATGATTAACTGGGACGGTGAAGTACATAGAGCTACTTGCAGAGTAGGTGGCAGTTTAGGAAACATTTATAATGGAAGTTTTGAAGCGCCAACAGAGTGGATCAAATGTACACGTAAATGGTGTACTTGTGCTGCGGATATTCCTCTAACTAAGATAAAACTTTAATTTTATCTAACAACTGTTCAGGCTGACATCCACAGAAATCAATATCACATATTTTAGGTCTTATCTTAGGATTAAACTTTTCTATAAAATCTATATCGTTAATATTGTAATTTTCAAATAGTACAGTTCTACACGCACCTGTTACTCTGCCGTCTTTATCTATATATAAACTGTCAACTCCAATGTTGCACAGCCAGCCTTTGAAATTAGTTTGCTTATTAAGGCCTAGCCAATTTCTATTTACTGTTTTAGTTTTTCCGTTATCAAAAACAACTTTAGGATCACGTTTTAAATTTTTTAGTTTTTTAAGAATCCATATTGGATTAGGAAATCTTTTAACAGGTTTACTAATAAATTTTAACTGTTCTGGTGTATAATTTATAGTAGAATGCATTACTTCCATTGCATTTATAAACCACCTGTATTTGCTTTTCTTAAGCTGCTTTATTATATCTAAACATTTATCCCATGCAAAAGGATCCATTAATACCATTGCATTAACAACAGGTCCTTGTTTATAAACTATATCAGCAACTTGTTTTAAATGTTCTATATCAGCATATTCGTGATGAACACTTATCATTACATCATCAAAATATTTTGCAAATTTTTCCCACCAGCGTAGTGTTCGAGAACCATTTGTACTTATACTAACCCAACAGTTATAATTCTCTTTCAACAACTTTGTAAATTTACCAAGTTCTGGCCATAGTGTAGGTTCTCCACCGACTATATGAATTTCAAATCTTTCTTTACCAAACTTTTTATAATGGTTTAATAAATGAAAAAAGTTTTTTGTTGTAGCATCAAAATTGTCAGTCCATCTAAATTCTCCTTCATTAGAGCCTTTGAAACAATACCAACACTTATGGTTACAGGTATTTCCTATCATAAACTCAATACGAAGTGTTTTTGGATCTTGAGGATTAATAACTTGTTTTATCATAGCAAGTGTGCCAACTCTGGAAATGTTTTTGCTGCACACAACCCTCTAATTGCGTCCAGTTTGTTTACATATTCTTTGAAGCCTGGTAGCAAGTGTGAACCGTCACGACTGTCCATATACTTTAACATGCCTTCCCACTGACGCCAACCTTTAGGATTGTGTTTCCAAAAGTCATCATCTTGTGTATAGTTTTCCCATAGCCATTGTTTTAGCTCTGCAAAACGATCATGTACATCTTGCTTGTCTGCTTTTGGCAGCATGGTAATGTTTAAGAATGTAGGTATGTGTACAAGGTGTGCGTTTACTAGTCCGCCACCCATTACATTGCCGTCAATCAACCCTACGTTTACTTTTTTGAAGTTGCTAGTAACTTTCCATTTGATAAACTCTGGTATAGTTTTTATATTGAACACCTGTACTGCTGTTGCAATGCTTATGTGTATGTTGTCAGGAGTATCGTCCAACAGTCTTAGTGTGCGTTCTACATCTGCAAACTTTGTAGGAAAGCGTATGTATTCATCACGTTCATTGTAACTGTCAATTGAAATAGCAAACTTAACTTTCTTAAACTTGCTCCAAAGTTTGATTAATTCTTCGTCAACAAGTATACCGTTTGAATTATAACGTAACAATATATTTTGCTCGTATCCTTGACGTACAATTTCTTCTAAGAACTTTTTATGTTCTGCAATCATAAGTGGTTCGCCGCCAGCAAAATAAACTTGCTTTAGGTTTGGAACTTGGGCATACAGTTCATCCCAAAACTTGCCTTTTTCATACCACTTGTTGTTAAACTCTTTTTTGTCCCAGCGCATTTGTTTCTTAACATCTGGATCTTGTAGCACAGGAATAAGTTTCTGCCAATCTGCTACCCACTTTGAACTGTCGTGTGGGCTACACATTACGCACTTGATATTACAAGTATGTCCTAGTCGTAAGTCTAAGTATTGTAATTTTTCTGGAACGGTTCCGTCTTCTTCAGTCTGAGCAATAAGTTCTTCTACGTCAACACCTTCATCGTTCATCCAAGTAGCAGTTTCCCAGATACGTTTGCTAACTATGCCTTGTGCTTCTTCTTCAAAGCATCCTTTACAGCTCGCAGGTATTTCACCTTTAAGCATAGTTGTACGTACACTTTTCATATAGTCGCTGTTAAACGCTTCTAAGGGCGTTGTACGTGCAAAATTAGCGGGCTTTCCGTCCTCTGCTTTAACTAGTCCTACTTCGTGATCCTCGCCTGCGCCACTAGCATTAGCAGTACAACAAAGTCGCATATCTCCGTTAGGACGAGTGGCGAGATGTATCCAAGGAAGCACACAGAATGTGCAACTTGACTTAGATTCTAAATCACGCTGAAACTTTCCTAGTCGAGTATCTTCGTTGTCATACCATTTCATTTTTTGCGACCCATAATCATATAGCGTGTATACTTAGATGTTTCGAGTTCGCCTCGCCATAAAGGTTTAAGTTTACTCATTTTAGTAAAATCATTTAAATCTATTGCACAGCGTATATGTTCTTCTAACTCAAAATAGTTATTGCTCTGTATTACAAGTAATGCATCATCTGGTTGATTATCTAACCACTGATCATATTGTTCTTGTGTAATATGCTCGCAACTAGTATTAATAACAACATGTGGAGGTCTGTCATATTTGTATTCTGTCATATTTGTTGTAATAGCAGAAAATTTACCTTCAATTTCTTGCCTCTTGTTAACTGTACTAGCAATAGATTGACACTTAGGGTCTATATCAATACTAGTAATGTGTTGTATGCCTAGTTCGCTATTAAAAAGCATACTAGATAAAACTCCATTCCATCCCCCATGTATAACAATATTAGAATTTACAATTCTAGATGTATACTTTGTTAAATTCTCAATTAGCCAAACTTTTGATTCTAACTGGCCGCCCCAAAAACTTTCAAGTGTACGGTATTTGTCATCGCTGTTACGAATTGCATCCATCCAAAATTTTATATCTTGTATGTCAATTTTCATACTTCACCTTAGGTAATTTACTATCTGCTGAACTAACACAGGTAGGTGTTATACATTTTTTAGGTTCTTTAAAAATTTCAAAACCATCTGTAATTGTGCCTAACGGTTGTTCGTGACAACTATAACTACGCTTTACTTCATTTTCACGAATTACAATTCCTTGGTAGCCTGCATTACAAGTCCATCCTTTAAACTTGTTAAATCCAAACGCATTAAAGCGTTCTGCTTGATCTAACTCGTACTCTATTCCTTCATTGTCTTTGAGTAGGATTTGTGCGACTTGCTCACCTTGCCACTGTTGTGGGAATCCGGTTTGCATTCTTGCCACTTGGCTTTCTGTATATCCATGTACCACGTGGCTGGCGGTAGGATCGGACTGTGGCTTGAGAGTGACGTTAATACCTCTGGCGGCAAATCGTTCAAGCCTTTCGTAAAGATCTTCAAACATTTCTGGAACCATAACTTGATTGATTGTAACATAGGTTCCTCCTTTCATAAGTTGAAGACATTTATCTCCAAATTCTTGTTCATTAGCAAATTCTGCGTGATAGCTGGCTGTAATGCTTCTACGCTGTAATCTACTTGTTGACTCTAACCATCTATTCCACCATTTACTGCCAGGTGACAAATTAGTAGTCATGTGTATACTTTGATACTCGGGTGCTGTATCACTACAGTAATGATCTATAATCTCCCCAAAGTATTTATAGGCAGTAGGTTCGCCGCCGCTAAAACTGAAGTGGAAATCGGTGAAGTTATTTGTACGGGCCTGTGCTTTGATACTATCTATGGTCTTTAAGTACAATTCTAAATCCTGATGGTCAGGGGTACTAGATCTAGCGTATGGCCAGCAATAACTGCATGAATAATTACAAAATCTAGCCAGGATCCACGAAACCGTGAAAAGATGGCTCTTTAGGAGAGTTTTCTGGCCAAACTCAGTAATATTATCCCAGGGTATATTTGTTGTTGTCATCATAAACTAATTTACTACATTGTCTTGCACAAGTCATGCACTTATTTTTTCCTTGCCAATATTCTGGCAATTTTTCAAATAAATTATCATTACTGTCTAATACGCCA